GCTGGGCAATGAGCGATGACTTATTTTGGTTAATCCCAATCGCAAAATGCAAAACCATTACCACTAAATTTTGTCCATCGACAGGGCAGAGTTGGAGAGCATTCCAAAACCTATGACCGAGAAAGAGGCTTTAGATTACTTTGAGAAGGGGTTGCAGAATGCAACTTCTTTCGACGATGCCGTTGAGTGGGTAAAGAAGAACCAGGGCATAGTGAGGAAATTAAGCATGCAGGCAATGATTAGAAAGTTTGATGAGGACATTAGCTTGGCTAATAAGACTTGGTTGAACTAAAAGAGTTCTCGACGCGCTATGGTTGGGTTTGCTAAAACCAACGGATGGGAAAAATCAATAGCAGGGCGAAGGGTGCGGCAGGAGAACGTGAGCTAGCAAATTACTTACGCGAGCAGGGGTGGAGGAAGGCTCGCAGAACCCAGCAATACGCTGGCAATCCAGAGGGTGGATCTGGTGATGTAGTGTGCGAAAACTTCCCCTTTCATATTGAGGGGAAAAGATGTCAGGCTTTAAAGCCAGAGGAATGGATGGAGCAATCTAAACGCGATTGCCCAGCAGGTAAGATCCCAGCGGTATTCTTTCGTCGCAATGGTCGCAAGGAGTGGCTAGTCATTATGACCGCCGATAGCGTATGCGAATTAGCTCGCCAAATCGCACCATCAAATGTCACTATCGATTATGTACAAAACCAACCCACGCATACAGCGGTAGCGAAGGGGTTCTTTGTCCAAACTATTAATCCCAATTCACCTTAACCCTGAAACAAAACCAAAACCAAAAAGAAAGGTACGAAAATAAATGAGCCTAACATTAAGTGAATCGGCTAAAGCAACAGAACGTCAACTGCCTGAGGCAGGTTCGACGATGGGAGTCCTGGTCGGATTAGTTGACCTTGGCTGCCAAGAAACCAATTGGGACAATGAGAAGAAGTTCTCACCAAAGGTGCGGTTAACCTTTGAGTTGCCTGACCAGGTAATCGACGGCGAGGTGACTGAGAATGGCAAGACCACAAAGGTGACAAAGCCAATGATGGTTAGCCTAGAGCTGACTCGTTCGCTGGGTGAACGTGCTACTCTTCGCAAGCATCTTGAGTCTTGGCGCGGTGCAGCCTTCACATCGAAAGAGCTGGCCTCGTTCAGTCTAAAGAACCTACTTGGCAAGGCGGCGCTCCTAACATTGATGCACAAAACATCGGTGGCAGGTCGGCAGTACTGCGCGGTAAATGCGATCAGCAAACTTCCTAAGGGCATGACTGCCCCCAAGGAGTCGGTTAACTCGCATATGTTCTACGAGATTGAGAGCATGGAGAATGATGTGTTTGAATCCATGCCTGAATGGCTACAGGACAAGGTTCGCGCCAGTAAGGAATTCCTGATGAAGTCAGGGAAGCCTGCTGCAGCCAAGTCCAGTGATACGGATGGAGACGACAACCAGGTTCCGTTCTAAATTGTATGGCACTTACTATTACCAGTAAGGAGCCATCGACAGCTAGACTTGTTCAATCCGAGTCTAGCGGTCATTGGTATACCGAAGATGGTCAATCCGCCCATACTGTTATGGGTAAGAATGGAAACTTTAGAAACACAACTGTTGCCGATGCTAGGAAGATGCTTCTTTATCCTAGCGTCACTTCGATTTTGTCTCTTTTGGATAAGCCCCAGCTGACCAGTTGGAAAATTGAGCAGGCAATAATGGCCTCGCTCACCTTGCCCAGGGAGGAAGGTGAAACACTTGAGCTGTACGCTCGTAGAGTGGTTAAGGATAGTAAGGAGGCTACAGGAAAGGCGGCAACCCACGGAACCCTTATGCATGAGCAAATGGAGCATATCCTATTGGGTCGGCCTACCTCAGAAGACGAAGTACTCAAACCCTACATTGAGACGTTTAGGAGTTGGGCGAGTGAGAACGTGGAGAAGACGTACTGGTGCGAGAAGGCCCTGGTGGGCGCAGGCTACGCTGGGCGCTGTGATGCTTACGTCCGATTGAAGGGGATTGGTGATGCAATAATCGATCTAAAGAATAGGAAGGTGAATCCTAAGTATGATCCTTTCTATGAAACCTCTGACTGCCCCCAGCTCTGGGCCTACAAAACTGCCAGCGAGAATCCCAGGGCTGCCTGCGTCTCAATCGTGCTTGCTGCTAATGACTCCAGCAAGATTATGACCAGGGTGTGGGACGAGAACGAGCTGTACCAATCTGGAATCGCATTCAATGCATTACTGAAGGTATGGGCATGGGTGAAGGGTTACACTCCGCCTGGAATGAAGTTATGACACCTCCGACGATTCAAGAGATGGCGGATCAGGCGGCAGCTATAACATGGCGCGTTATGGGCAAGGGATCGGATAAGTCCGAGTACGGAGATTGGCTGGAGAAGGATCGCCCTACCCACGACTACCATATTGCGAGGGCAATGCGCCACCTGGCCACGGCGCAGATGCAATTGCACAAGTCCACACCTTGCCCTGATAACAACGGAGAATCTAGTGTTGACCATCTTGAGCGCGCACTGGTAAGGTCGCTGTTCGCACTAGCACAAATACGAAAGGAAGTACCAAGACTATGAAAGAAACAGAAGTAGAATTCAACTGGAACGGAGAAGAGTACACTGCGTCAGGTGAGCCATATTACGAAACATCGCATGAAGACGTTGGACCTTGCAGAGAGGGTGAGCATTCTATGGCGGAGATGGTTGATTCAGTCGAAATGTTCGACGTTGAAATCCTAAAGGATGGAGAAGTTGTAATTGATCCTGTGAAGGAATTGCTTGATAAGGCTACTGATCTTCTTTGCGTCAAGGCAGAGGATGATTTTTACGACTGCTAATGAAGCTCGCTCTTTCATGGGTCTGCTATCACATAGGAAACATAATCAGTTTAACTCTGATGCGTCTTGGGTTGGGTTATCCAACCTATGCTCGGCTTATGATCTGGTCTTCAGCATTAGATAAAGATGGAGTTATATGGAAGGAATGTAAACCAAGGAAAAGAAAGGCCAAGAAGAAATGAAAAAACTAGGAGTTATAACATTTGGCAAATCAAGGCCAGCGCCGAAGGAAGTTCTGGTGGATGTAACTTACGATGACAAGACAGGTGCTGAATTATTTAAGATTGGCATGCGTCTCCTTAAAGACGATAAAGAGACTGTGATTGGGTATGTGATTAGAAGTGCATTGATGCATGCGGCTAAAAAATGAAACGCGCATTGGTTACACAGGCATTCGGAGATAAGTGGCAGGAGCTGCTTAAGGTTACCCAGCCCAGGATGGAAGCGTACGCAAAGAGGTACGCAATTGATTTTATGGCAATCACAAAGCCTGTCACTGAACCAGTGCAGTACTCAAAGCTCGCCATTGGAAACATCATGCTGGCTAGGGGCTATCAGCAGGTGATGTTCCTCGATGCGGATGTATTGGTCACAGATGACTGCGAAGATGTTGGTTGCCCTGATTCGGAAGGTAGTCAGCACTTCTTCTGCGCCTTCGACGAGGGTGAGTACTTGGATAGGAAGAATGGGATGGTTGAGCTTGCCAAGGGATTCGGCGGAAAGATCACGCCCAGGTTCTATGTTAATACTGGCGTGTTTGTGGTCAGCAATAAGTTCCTTGGACTATTCTCTTGCCCTCCGTTCGGATGTTATCCCAATCATTTCGGAGAGCAGACCTGGATGAATATTCAGGCTCACCTATGGGGCATGGAGCTTACGCCGCTTGATCCAGCCTATAACTGCATGACCAGCGTGGAGTCGCACTTTGGCCTAGACCGCTACAAGGATGCCTACATCATTCATTACGCTGGGCAGTCCCAGGACATGGATAAGTTGATCAACTTAGTCAAGTCCGATGACGCAAAGCTCAAGGAAGCTGGCCGATGACCTTCGTCAAGGTAGTCCCAGAGTGTGGTCGCTGGAGGATTCATACTCTTGCTGGGAATGTGATTGGTCCGCGCTTACATGGTTCTGTACCCCCAGATGGCTTACCACCGCTTGAAGATATTTTTGAATCCAAGGATGACGCGCAGAATGCTGCTGGTCTTTGGAATGCATATGCGAGATGGGTCGAGTCAAATCGCAAGAAGAAGAAGCGGAAATGATATCCACACAGCTAACCAAAGGTGACTACGATGACAAGCTCCAGCAGCTTGCAGGTGAGGTTGCCATACAAGCGATCAGGGATCTGCGCATGCTTCGCAGGAGAGGGATCGTATCAGGCATGAAGCTTATCCCTGGCTCAGAGCATAAGATGATTAATGATGCCTGGGAGTACAAGAATTCGCTTGAGGTAAAGCGCCTGTTGCGAGACTTTAAGAATGGAACAATTGGATGGTGGTGCAGGGCAGCTGGCATCAACATCGATAATAAAACATTGCTGCGAAGAATGACGGAGGAAAATTATGCAATTTCTTGATGCCATGAGTCAGGTGATATGGGTTGTTACATTGATGTTATTCATGCTTTTTATGATCACATCAATCTGCGCTGCTGGTGTTTTTGTTATTGTCAAACTGATTGAATTCATCAAGGATGAGTTATGACCGATAAATTCGCACAGAAAGTATTAACCGCATCCGTAGATCGATATGTCCTTACGCCCACTCAGTGTAAGATGCTTCGCCAGGACGCAGATGTGATTGGGATGAAGCGAGCAACAGTTCTGAAGAAGGATGGAAAGATTAAGAAGTCGATAGCCAGGAGCTGTTCATCCTGCTGGATTGCCTTTGCCCCCCAATACAAATGGCTTTATTCAATTATGAATGAGCTGACCGATGCTGTTAATGCCGAGCATTACCGCTTTGACATAACTGGTGTGCAGCAGTTGCAGATCCTCAAGTACAATCCGCTGCAGCAGTTCTGGTGGCATTATGACACCTACACCTCCGAGGCTCCAGTGCGGAAGATGACCGCAGTAGTCAACCTGTCCGATCCTAGCGAGTACTTGGGCGGAGGCTTGCAGGTTAAGGCCGACATAGAGAATGCTAGGTTTATCCGTGAGCAGGGTGCAGGGTGCTGGTTCCCCTCCTACATTGAGCATCGCGCTCGCGCTCCTATCTTTGGTACGCGCTGGGTGTTGGTTGCTTGGTTTACTGGTCCTGCATGGCGCTAATGGCAACGCTCAACGAGAACATTCCCAGCTTCAAGGGGCTGGTGAGGAAATCATTCTTTACTAAGAACCAAGAAGACAAAGAGTTTTATGGGGTCTATGTGTTTGGCTTGCAGTCCAACGCTGGGACCATCCTCACCTTTCACGTTATGACTGACTCAGGCATGCTGCGCAGTCGCGTACCCCTATCGGAGATTTATACGCACGAACCAGAGGCCGACATACCATTCAATTACAAACAGCTTTGGGATTGCTTTTCGGAAAATGTAGCTGTCACCGAGTACAGCTTCCTAGCCTATCATCGCGCCCAGGTGCT